TACATTGAAGAAGACAACGAGAGTAAGAGTGACGACAAGCCGAAGATCGCCGCCATGTTCAACAGTCGCCGAAAGTTCGGCAACAGCAAAGACCGCGATAGGAAGGCGCAGAAGCTAGCGCACACGTTGGCTAGCCGCGTCAATCAACTGTGCCGCGTATGCTACAAAACTGACGACGTGCCTGATGTGGAGCAGCGTTTGCAGGAACGTGACCTCGACGTGAACCGCATTATCCTCGACGTGGACGACGAAGCGCTCGACCGATATGAAACATGGTGTCTCAACGTACAGCGTTTCGACATCGTCGAGGACAAGTCGTCGATCTTCGAGTCGGCCTTCCGGCGCCTGTGCATCACCGTCCCCCAGGTGGCGGGGTTGTTCAGTCTCATGGACAGAGAGGACGGCGTCATCACCAAGACGCACATGCTGAACGCCATCTACTACGCCAACCACTGGGTTAGGTGCCTTCTCAAGGCGCTCAACGACGTGACTGCGAGCCACTACGTCAAGCAGCAGGAGTCGGTCATGACGTTCATCCGCACACACTGCGACAAGGCGAACCACGCCATCCTGTGCACGAAGGTCCGGGACAAATTCCCAGAGTTGGACGAGTGGACGTACAAGAACATCATCTCTTCGCTGCGAGGCAGGGGTCTCATCTCCGGTCCGGTCGAGCTCGAATACATTCGAGGCAAAGGTAAGAGCAAGAAATCCAAGGGTTGGTTCTACACGATGGTGGTGGACGAATGAGAACGGTGCGATTCTATTTGGCCTCCGGCGACATCGGTATGTTCCAGGGGGTGGCAGTGGCCGCCAGTCCAGAGCTCGGGCCCCTTGACTACGAGTGGTCTGACACCGAGGAAGGCGCCGCCGTCTTCGACCTCGAACCGTGGGACGACTGCGGCATCGACATGGCAGCTCAGTGGTTCGCCGGTGTTGTGCGACGCTATCTCCTGGACAACGGCGCGTGGTCGTCGCCGTTCGGCGGAGAGTGGTCGAGGATACTCTTCCTCGACATCGAGTCCCACGGCGTAGAGAAGCGCTGGTCCATGCCGCCGCGTGAGTTCTTCCGTCTCGGTCAGTACGCGTGGGGCGAGGGCCCCGTAGTGCTGACTGAGGACTACGACGAAGTCATTGACGCTATTCGGAAAGCCGACGGCGTAGTGATCCACAACGGCCACAACTTCGACTTGTCCGTGCTGTTCGGCAAAGACAGCGACGAGCCGCTCAAGATGACGATGGCTCGCAAGGTCATCGACACCATGGTGCTAGCGAACATAGCCTACCCCGCTCCGTCCGTCTACCTGGACCGGGCGGGGCGTCGAGTCGTCACCGATCTCAGCCCCTCGAATGTGCGCAGATGGCTGTCACTCGACAACCTCGCATATCACCTGGGCCTGGAAGGCAAGGTCATGGATTTGAAGGACCTCGCCAAGAGGTTCAACCCACCCGGCACCAAAGTCGCAGATCTCGACTTCGGCCTGATCCCGCTCGACGATCCGACGTTCCGCGAGTATTCCGAGCAGGACGTGGTGGTACTCAGGGGTATCTTCAAAGAACTACTGCTCCGCCATGAGGTCGACGAATACGACTGGCGCGAACAATTGAAGGCGGCTATCAACGCGCAGATGTCGAGGAACGGTTTCCTCATCGACGCCGACAAGGCATACGACAGGCTCTACGAGTTGGCGGACAGGAAAGAGAAGCTGCTCGATTACCTTCACCGGTCGGTGGGCATGCCGCTCGATTCCAAGCAGCCGTGGCGCACGACGAAAGGCAAGCAGTGCGTCCTCGACGCGCTCGCCGCGTTCGGCGTAGACGAGATCACGCATCCCGAGTGGCCTCGCACACCGACGGGCGCTCTGCAGCTATCCGGCAGCGTCGTACAGGGCCTCCTCAGAGGCCACGGAAGCCACGCTGAGGCCTTCGGAAAGGTCCTGGGCGAACTACTAGGCCAGCGCTCACTTGCGCAGCTCACAATCGATTGTCTGCAGCCTGACGGCCGTGTGCACCCCGAGGTTGACGATCTTCAGCGGTCCGGACGCTCGTCGACGACGAAGCCCGGCCTGACCGTGTGGACGGCTCGCGGTGACAACGCCGTGGAGAAGTCCTATTTCATCACGGACCCCGGCTGCAAGCTGGTGTCGTTCGACTACTCGAATGCGGATGCGAGGATCGTCGCTGGCTACGCACAGGACCCCGCGTACTTGAAGAACTTCCTGCCCGGCGCCGACCCGCACGAGATCACGGGACGCGCCGTATGGGGCGACGACGAGTACGAGGCGCACATGCCGGACGGCTGGGAGACGAACGGAGAGTCGCGCAAGCGCAACCCCTACCGGCAGAAGGCCAAAGCGCTCTCCCACGCTTGGAATTACGGAGGCGGGGCGAAGACGATCTCCAAGGCGTCGGGTCAACCGCTCGACGTGGCGGAGCACTTCGTCGAGAAGATGGCGGAAACCTACCCTTTGGTTGTGCGATGGCGTCAGGACTGTGCGGATCAGGGTGAGAGCGGCTACATCTACAACGCGTGGGGTCGGCGTATGAGTGTCAACGTCGAGCGATCGTACACCCAGTCCTCGGCGCTCATGGGGCAGTCGGGGACGAGGGAGATCATGACGGATGCGCTCATCCGCATGTTGAATTGTGACCTTCGTCTCATTCACTGGCTTCGCGCGCAAATCCACGACGAGCTGATTTTCTCCATCCCCGAATCGGAGCTAGACTGGGCGGTGCCGAAAATCGCCGAGCTGATGTCCACGACGTGGAATGGAGTTGAGTTCACAGCCGCACACGGGCAACCGGCGGATGACTGGGAGCACGCTTCCCACTGACGAAAGGAGAAACGTATGACGAAAGCAACGCTGTACACGAAGCCTGGATGCGTCCAGTGCAAGATGACGAAGAAGGATCTGACGAAGAAAGGGATTCCTTTCGAGGAGATCGATATCACTGAGGACCACGACGCTCTGTCATTCGTGTTGGGTCTCGGTTACAAACAAGCGCCGGTTGTGGTGATCGGCCAGACGCATTGGAGCGGATTTCGCCCCGATATGGTTAGGAAGTTCGTTTGATGAATACGATCGATAGACAGTATGAAGATCTTCTCGCAGACGTTCTGAAGCACGGAGTGGAGAAGAAGGACCGCACAGGGGTGGGAACGCTGTCCGTCTTCGGGCGGCAGCTTCGCTATGACCTGAACAACGGCTTCCCGCGTATCACGACGAAGTTCGTGCCTATGAAGGCTGTTAAGGGCGAACTGCTGTGGTTCCTGTCCGGTGACACGAATATCAAGTGGTTGAGGGACCATGGTATCTCCATCTGGGATGAGTGGGCCGACTCAGACGGCAACCTCGGGCCTGTGTACGGGTATCAGTGGAGGAGCTGGCCTGCGCCGGACGGTAGGGGCATCGACCAGATCTACGAGGTCGTCGAGAGCTTGAAGGCCGATCCGGACTCCCGCCGACACATCGTGTCGGCGTGGAACGTCGGCGACTTGGACGCTATGGCGCTCATGCCATGCCATGTTATGTTTCAGTTCTATGTGGCGGGCGGCAGGCTCTCGTGCCAGTTGTATCAACGCAGTGCGGACTTGTTCTTGGGTGTGCCTTTCAATATCTCGTCGTATTCCTTGTTGACGCACATGATCGCACAGCAAACAGGCTACGACGTGGGCGAGTTCATCTGGACGGGAGGAGACTGCCATATATACAAGAACCACGTAGTGGCTGTGCGAGAACAACTCGGGCGCAAACCATACCCGTTTCCCGAGCTCAGCCTCAAGAAGGCGCCATCGATATTCGACTATCAAATGAGTGACATTTACGCATCGGCCGGGTACAAGCACCACCCCGCCATCAAGGCCCCTGTGGCTGTATAATCGAAGACCCATCGTAGAAAGGACGAGATTTTGACTGTTAACATCGACCCGATCTCCACAGTGGAGGAGTACGTGGAGCAGGCGGATTGGCGCGTCAACGCGAACGCGAACCAGGGCTACTCCGTCGGCGGCCTCATTCTCAACGCCGCCGGCAAGACGATCGCGAACTATTGGCTGTCGAAGGTGTACAGCGAAGAAGAAGGAGCCGCACACAGAAACGGCGACTACCATATCCACGACCTCGACATGCTCGCGGGCTATTGTGCGGGCTGGTCGCTCAGGAGGCTCTTGGAGGAAGGCTTCAACGGCATCGCCGGGGCCATCGCCTCCGATCCCCCGCGTCACTTCAGGTCGGCCTGCGGCCAGATCGTCAACTTCCTCGGCACGCTGCAGAACGAGTGGGCGGGGGCTCAGGCCTTCTCGTCCTTCGACACGTACATGGCGCCGTTCATCCGGCTCGACGGGCTGGACTATGCGGAGGTCAAGCAGTCGATGCAGGAACTCATCTTCAACCTCAACGTCCCTAGCCGCTGGGGCAGCCAATGCCCCTTCACGAACTTGACATTCGACTGGACGTGCCCTGAGGATATCAAGGACAACCATCCGCTTGTCGGAGGTGAACTGTGCGACTTCACATACGGGGACCTCCAGGCCGAGATGGACACGATCAACCGCGCCTACATCGAGGTCATGATGGAAGGCGACGCCGACGGCCGCGTCTTCACCTTCCCGATCCCGACCTACAACATGACGAAGGACTTCGACTGGGAGTCGGACAACGCCCGCGCCCTGTTCGATATGACCGCGAAGTACGGCCTGCCCTACTTCCAGAACTTCATCAACTCCGAGCTCGACCCGGGCATGATCCGCTCGATGTGCTGCCGCCTCCAGCTCGACCTGCGCGAGCTCCTGAAGCGGGGCAACGGTTTGTTCGGCTCGGCCGAGCTCACGGGCTCCATAGGCGTCGTCACCGTGAACGCCGCGAGGCTCGGATACATGTGGGCGGGAGATGAAGAAGCGCTCTACGAGAGGCTCGATCATCTTATGGACCTCGCTTCGTCCACGCTTGAGAAGAAGAGGATCAAGATCGCAGAGCTCATGGAGCGTGGCCTCTTTCCGTACAGCAAGCGCTACCTCGGGGGGCTCGGTAACCACTTCTCCACGATCGGCGTCAACGGCGTCAACGAAGCCATTCGCAACTTCACACATGACAAGGAAGACATCACCACCGAGTGGGGTCACGCCTTCGCCAAGAGGCTCCTCGCACACATGAGGGAGCGCCTCGTCCAATACCAGGAGAAGACGGGCAACCTCTACAACCTGGAGGCGACCCCTGCGGAAGGAACGACGTATAGGTTCGCCAAGGAAGACAGGAAGCGGTTCTCCAACATCATCCAGGCCGGTACTGATAAGAACCCCTATTACACGAACTCTTCGCAGCTTCCTGTATCACACACGCAGGACGCATTCCAAGCCCTGGAAGAGCAGGCAGATCTGCAATCCATGTACACGGGCGGCACCGTCCTGCACCTGTACATGAACGAGAAGATCTCGTCCGGGGCTGTGTGCGCCAAGTTGGTTAAGAGGGCGCTCACCAACTTCCACCTCCCCTACATCACCATCACGCCCACGTTCTCGATTTGCCCCAACCACGGCTATCTCGCCGGTGAGCATTTCGTGTGCGAAAAGTGCGGAGAAGCCTGCGAAGTGTGGACGAGGGTCATGGGTTATTTCAGGCCCGTGCAGTCTTTCAACATCGGGAAGAAGGGCGAGTACGCCGAGAGAACGTGTTTCACGGAGAAGGAGAGCGTGAAGGCGTGACCAAGCACGACCTTCAGGTGGCCGGGTTAGTCCCCCTTTCGTCGGTGGACTGGCCCGGCCGGCTCGTAGCCACTGTGTTCTGCCAGGGCTGTCCGCTTCGGTGCCCCTATTGCCAGAATTCCGCCATCCTCGACAACCGCACACCTGGCGTCACTCCGTGGTCGGAGATTGAGGGCTTCCTCAAGAGAAGGAGGGGGCTGCTCGACGGCGTCGTCTTCACAGGTGGAGAGGCACTGCGCCAGGAGGCGGTCATCCCGGCCGCCGAGTCCGCAGCGGATCTCGGTTTCGGGATCGGCGTCCACACGTCCGGGATGTTCCCTGACCGACTGGAGCGTATGATGCATGTCGTTGACTGGGTCGGACTCGACGTGAAAGCACGACCCGAGGACTACAAAAAAGCCGTCGGTGTGCGAGGCGACAAAGTCTGGAAGACCCTCGATCTCGTGCTGGAATCCGGCGTAGACTACGAGGTGCGCACAACCGTTTACCCCGAGTCGCTCATCGACTACAACTTCGAGGACCTCGTTTCTCAATTGAAGCTGGCCGGTGTGCGCACCTTCGCCTTGCAGGAGGCCCGGACGGAGGGCACCCCCGTGGCGTTCCAGCTGATGGCCGCCTCGTGGGACAGGAAGCGCTGGGAAAAGCGCAGACGCGAGCTCGTCGAATGCGTGCAGGCCGCCGGCTTCGACCGCTATATCCTCAGGCTCGCATAAGTGACGAACGACACAGCCGGACGGATTGACGGGGTCGGCTCCTCTCGATACTATGGAGACATGGAGAAAGAAAGGAGCCGACCCCATGACACAGACAACGACACTCAACGAGACGCAACTCATTATCTTCGTCCTCTTCATCGGCGCCATTGCACACCTCGTCGCCTACCAGGTGTGGGCGACAAGAGGCGACCGAGGTATTGAGAACTACGACACGCGCATCCGCCCCTTCATGTGGACCGTCTGGGCCTGGCCGTTCCATTACGGTGTGTTCGCCTGCCTGTTGATCGACTACCTGTGGGGCAACAAAGCGAAGGAAAGGAAATACTATGAATATCTGGGTCGTTATTATGCTGCTGGCATGGGCTACGGCTATAGCGCTGCTGGACTGGCAGCTCCGCAAATCAGCGAAGAGGCTGAACGAGGCGATACAGGAAGCGAGGCGCATTGCTATTACCACCCGGCCTCTCGGTCATTCGTCGACGGCGGGTACTGGGGCTACGCACAGCAGTACCACGGACTCTGAGAGCAGGGACAGTAAATGACAACGCTGTTGGCTATCGACCCCTGTGGCATAGGCGGGACGACGGGGATCGTCCTCCTCGGCTACGGGAGGGACAAGCCGGCCAGGCTCCTCAACTCGTGGAACCCCGGAACCGAGGAGACCTACGACTGGTTCTACAAGAGGATGTTCGACCGCATGGTTCAACCCGATGTTGTGGTGTGCGAGAAATATGTGAACCGCAACATCCCCGGAGCCGACATCAACCCGGTTCGCGTCGAGGGCGCCGTCCACGTTTTCGGCCGGTTCCTTGGAAAAGAGATTGTGTGGCGCACACCACAACAGCGGTTGTTCGTCCGCGATGAGAACCTCCACAAGCTCGGCCTTCTATTCGAGAAAGTCGAGGACCACCACTACGATCGCCGGGAGGCCGCGCGCCACGCCATAGCATACCTGGTCGAGCGCGCACACCACAAACCTACATACGAGAGAGGATGGAAATGATCAAAAAATGGAACACCGCGAGGTGGATCAGGAAATACTGCTACGACAACGAGGCGCTGCACGTCGAAGACTGCTTCGAGTTGGCTGTGCGCCTCGGGAAGGCGGGCATCGGCCCTGTCTTCGAGTGGGACGCCGACAACCCCTTCTCGTCGCACCCTTGGAACGGCCAAGGCAACGGATCGCACAGGTTCATCGACGTGCTGTTCAACATCATAGGGCCGAGCTGGCTGTATACGCCGAACACAGACATCCACCGGTGGTGGAGACGCTATAAGGCAGGTGAGTAGGAAGAAGCCCCCGCACAACGCGGGGGCTTCTTCTGTTTGTTGTTTCGTGTGCTACCCGAGGGCCACCCAGCTGACGTGGACGTTCGAGTCAACACCCCACTTCCAGTTACACGCTGTGGCAACGCCGAACTGCTTCTTATCCACCGGAAACGCGATGATACTGTGCGTGATGGCGTCTGTGACCTGGCACAGGAGCGAACGCGGGATGCGGTCAAGCTCCTCGGGGAAGGGCACAGTGAACGATTTTATATCATATAGGTTCCACCTTTGGTACCCGGTCTCGAACACCCCGGCTGCTAGAACTGCCATTTGCGCGCTGAAATAAGTGAACCCCGATCCGTCATGCTGTAGCTGGATACGGTCGTTCAAGATGTTGAAGACTATAGGCTCATCGGCCGTTCCTTCTACACCCTGGCGCTTCAGCTCGTCCACCTTGTTCTGCGCGTCCCACCGCGACTTCACCGGGTAGATGACCTGCTTCCGCAGTTTGCCCACTGCGTTGGACACGGAAGAAGATATCGTGTTGAATAAACCTTGCAGGGGTTTGACCGGGTCCGTACCCTCGATGTGCGCGATTCCATTGCTGTCCGTTGTAGCCATGTTTCCTCTCCTTACGTGTTAGGCTGATTGGACTCCATTACAATTATAGTGCCGTTGAAGTAGTTGTACTCTTTCGGTTCCGGGTTGCTAGTCAACCGGTTTTCCCCGATAAGGCGGAAGACCACCTGTGTAACGCGCGGCACCGTCAGGTTGTAGAACGCGTAGAGGTCATAATACCCAGCGTTGATTTCGCCGTTGAACATCCCCGGCATCTGAGAGATGTAGTATTCTTCGTACTTCGTCTGTGTTCCGCTCGGAGGCGTCCAAGCGGTTTGGAGCACCAACTGCATCTTCGACCGGAACGCATCCGACGTGCCCTTATTCACGTAACGACCACTGCCGAAGAAAAGGAAGTTCAAATAACCCCTCCCGTTCTCGGGGTAGTTCAATACACTCTCGGCCATCATTACATTATCGGTATTGGGGCCAAGCATACGCAAATCACCTGTAAGAGTCCGGAAAGACAGCTTGTTATTGGTGTTGTCCAGGTTTGACATCAAACCGTTCAGGGAGTTGCGCACACCCCCGATCCCCAGGTTATTGAGACCGGCGTTGATGTTCGAAATCTCATCCTGCACCCACGTACCCCACGTGTCGCCGGCGCCGAGGTTCTTGTTAGGTATCATTCCGGCTTGTACTCCTTGTGCGGTTGGTTGAACTGGAACACGTTGTATATCGTCTTCGGGATCTTCGCCTCGTAGTCGGCTAGCGAAACACCCGTATCGATTTTATTGGAGAACTCATCGCAGGTGGTCCTCGACGTGGCCGTCACTGTGATCTCCTGGTTGTTCATGTCGACGTGCGTCGTCATGAATCGGTCCCCGCCGTAGTCGAAAGCCGACCCCGATGTAAGGAACAGGTCGTTGCCCGTCATCGAGGGTGTGCGGCTTTCCAGGTTGGGCGATGTGAGGGTGATCGTCGGGATCGACCCCGACTTCTCCCACACAGCCCTTAGGCTGTTGTCTATCGCCAGCGACGGAGTGTTGATCAGCGGGTTGTTGATCTGCTCTTCATCGCTGCCCAGCGTAGACGACCCCGTGTGCGTCACGTACGTGTCCTCCGGACCCATCACGAGTCCGGTGCCGCGGAAGCGCAGCGAGTTGTAGTAGTTGGACGGGCCCGAGGAGGCGGCGATGCGGAACGGCGAGTAGTCGGACGTCACCATGCCGCGAACAGTCACGATGATCTGGTTATGGTTCTTCGGATCGAGGCGCACAGACAGGCTGCCGCCCTGCCCAAGCCACTGGGACGCTGTAATGGGCAGTCCGTCGTTTCCGGCAACGCAGTAAGCCGTATACTCCAACCCCGACGTGTCTTTCGCGGGGATGTAGTCTTTGCACTGGGTCACCCACGGGGTCATGGCCTCGATCACGTAGGCGTCGAGCGTGATCGTCTGCTCCACGGTCTTCCGGGCGTCCACTTGGATGATCGTGTCTTTCGACTCTTTGCTCAACGGCAAGTACTCGTTGTAGGCATAGCGCATGGGCCTATACGTGGTCTTCACGGTCTTAGTGGACTGTGCGAGATCCACGCTGTAACTCATACCCGTCACATTGTTCATGTGCTCTTTCAGGAAGTTATTGTCGCGAAGGAACAGCAGGTTAGAGTTCTGGCGGAGCATGTACACGTTGTGCACCGCGCACAGGGTGTTCAGGTAATCCCACACGTTGAACGATCCACCCGGCGCCATAATGACCGGATTGTACTGGTCCGCCTTAATGAAGCCGTCCACGTACACTTTGTCGTAGTCGCACAGCTTGAACAGCTCGACGACCACGTTTCGGAAGTTATTGTATTGAGTGGGGACGACCTTCACCTGCTTGAGCTTGTAGCACAGGTCGTCTACCGTAACGGTGTTCGTCGAATAGTTGGACGTGAACGTTCGCACATCCCCCCGGAACTCGTACACGCTCGATACAGGGTGTTTGTTCGTCCACGTCGTTGACACGTCCGCCGGCTTGAAGAATCGGTCCGTCAACGTCATCACCGGGTAGCCCTTGGTGCCGCCCGGTACACTATACGACATGCGATCCCACTGCGCGGAGAACGACTCTAGCGAGCGGTCCGTCCTATACTCGAAAGGCTCGGGTGCGATGCTCACAGCAGCACCTTCTCAACGAACGTCGCCGTCACGGCCACCTCGTAGCCGTCAATCGCCGCGCTGTACTCCTGTATCGAATACGGCTCCTTCTGCTGCAGTGCCCCGTACCCCATTCCGGGCAAGAACGGTCCGTAGTTGTTCGGCACGTCGTTGATCGTCTTCACCTGCGTCTCGGGAGCTCGCCCACATCTGGAGTTCGCCCCACGGGTTGCTGGTGTTGTTCGTAGGGATCTGAGTCGTGACGTAGCGGCCGTCGAACTCGCTCACCGCCTGTACCGCTGTGTCGTTTATCTGGATCGTGCCGTCGCCCCGGCACCCCGCCCACAGCTTGTAGCCCTCCGGCCAGTGGATCTTCTGACCGATCTGCCAGATCCACGCCGGGCTCCACGACCACGCCGGGGCTCCGTTGTAGGCCCCGGGTGTCGCCACGTGAGGGATGTCGTCGGTGAAAACCGTAGCGTTCGGGATGTAGTGCGACATGAAACCCGGCAGAAGGTTCGTCTTCATAGCCAGCGGGTCCACGTAGTAGAGCAGCTCGTTGGTGGATAGCAGGTACAGCAGGGCGGCGTGCTCGGCCACGGTGTTGGCTGCCCAGGTGAGCGTGAACTCCCTGTGCGTCAACGCAGACCTCTTGGCGAAGCCGTCGCCTCTCAACGTCGTGGCGCTGTAGTTGAACCCTGTGCTGTTGCTCTGGAAGTTCGCCACAGGGGCGTCGATCCAACGCATGTCGTTCAGTGTGCCAAACCACACTTTGGGTCGTTTAGGCATTCCTATGCTCCTCTCCTCGATGCCATGGCGTTAGAGCCATTGACCATCCCCACTATAGCATTGCCGTCTATCACCGTCGGTTTGTTGACCGCGCTCACCAGGATGTGCCGGTCCGTGCCGGACAGCTCGACCAGGATCGGACCCCCGCCGAAACCGCCGCCTGCACCGCCGGACGACGCAGCCGAGGCCCCCGAGGCAGCGGCGCGGCCGGAGTTGACAGCCTCCAGGAAGCCGTAGCCGACGGTCTGTGCGGCCTGCCTGTTGATGACGAACTCGCCGGGTGTAAGCATGGCCGGAACGGTGTCCGTAGACTGTTTGCCGCCGCTGTACGAGGACCCGCCGACCTTGCCGCCCGTGGAGAACCCCCAGGCCTGGTTGAAGCCGAACATGAACTGCCCGACAGAGAGGCTTCGGAGGTCTCGCACACGGTTACACAGGTTGATGGCGTCGGTTGCAGCCTGGTTGAATGAGAACCCCGCCTGCTGTGCGCTGCTGATGATGTTGCTGAACGCCCCATAGCCGGCCTCTCGGATGCCGTTGATCGCATAGGACATCCAACCGGCCTTGTTGCCTGCTACGTCCATCGAGTAGGCGGAGCCGTGGGCCTGGTTGCCCATGTTGCCCAGCCCGTGTGCGGCTGTATTGGCCGAGCCGGCGGCCTTCCACATCTCTGCGCCGATATTACCCGTGATCTGCCCGAGCTGCTGGAACGTCACGGCTGCTTGCTCCGCGGCGCCTCCGACGCCCCCACCGCCGAGGGCCCCTCCGAGGCCGGCCGCATCTCCGCCAGTGTTATTCAGCGAGTTGCCGAGCTTGTCCGCGGCATCCCTGTTGTCGTCCATCGAATGCTGCGACTTCCGGTTCTTCGCCTCCAAGTCGGAGAGGGCCCGCAGTGCCGGGTCGGCGTTCACGCCGACCGTGAAGTTCCTCGGGACGCCGTTGATAACCTTCGACAGGTCCGTGAACGTCGCCGCATACCTCTCGGTCTCCGCACGGGAGTAGCCCATCGACGTCATATTGTTGATGAATTCCGCACGCAAGGCAGACGCATAGGCTAGCACCTGCTGCTGACTGGCGCCCGTGTTGGCGTATGCGAGCACCTGCTTCTGGTAGGCCTCGACCAACGACAGCACGTTTCCGCGCTGCTCCCTAGCGGCGTCCGAGAAGCCCGCCAGGTCGCGCCGTGCCTTCTGCTGCGCGTCCGAGAGCTTCTGCATCGCCTCGTATAGCTTCTGGTAGTTGCCGGCCTGGTCGCCTTCGGCGTTCTTCCGGTCTGTGCGGTTCTTCTGCTGTGCGACGGCGTTCTTCTGCAGCTCGGCGCGGATGTCGTCGGCTCGCAGCGTATCCCCGTAGTCGACCGCTACCTTCAGTTGGAATGTCAACTTGTTCCGGTCCGACTGCAGCTTCGACAGCTCGGCGTCCAGTTCGGCGATCTTGTTGCGTGTTTCCTCGATTGACTTATTGGCGTCACCGATTTCCTTGTTTGCCGACTGCGCGTCCTTCGCCGCGTTCTCGAAATACGACTTAATCGTCTTAAACGACTTCGCCGTCTCGTCCAGCGACTTGGGGAACTCCCACCTGAAGTTGAAGGCCGCGTTCGCCACGGAGGACAGCTCGCTGATGTAATCGGTGAAGGTCTTTATCTCCTTCGCCGCTTCCTTGATCTTCTTGCCCGCCTTCTTCGCGCGGTCCCCGAGTTTCCTCGTCCTGTGCCGGGCTTTCTTGGCGTGCTTGGCGGCGTTTCTGGCGCCCCTCGCGAAGCCTTGGTCGAGAGCCTTACCCAGGTCCTTGATGGACGGCAAGGCAGCCGTGGAGGACTTTCCGAGACCCTGCAGCGAAGCCGAGGCCTCCTTCGAGAAGTCCTTCCCAGTGGCGATGCTCGCCGCGATCATGCCGATCGCGTTGCCGGCCTTCTGTGCGAGTACAGCGGCCTTCGAGATCTGGTTCGCCGACTGCGTCGCCTTGTTAGCGACGGCGTGGAGGCGCTGCTCGACCCGCTCTAGCACCTGCACAGAGCCGACGCCGTGGCTGCGCAGCAGTTGCATGATCTGCTGGATGTAGGCGTTCATCACCTCGGCGTCCCCGCCGGATGCCTCTGCGGCTTGGCGCACAACGGCATAGAGCGCCTTCAGGTTGGACCTGCCGGCCTCGGAGAACTCGTCGAAGTTCATGCCGTTCTTGTACAGGCTCTCGCCCAGGTTGGCCACGGCGTCTTCGAGGTTGACGAACGCCTCGTCGCCGGACAGCGCGGAGTCGACGACCTTCTTGAGCTCTTTGGCCGCCTTGTCGGCCTTCTCGCCCATGTTGTCCATCTCGTCCGCGGCATCGGCGGTGTCGCCCTTCAGACCCTTCATGGTCTGCGCTGCCAGATCGGACTCATTGCGCACACCGTCGAAAGTCTGGTGCGCATTGTCGTCGATCTTCTTCAACGTGTCGAGGATCTTCTCGCCGTCGAACCAGGAGATCTTTCCGGATGCCACCATCTCCTGGATTTTGTTCTTGAACGAGTCTATGTACTGGCTGGACTTCTGGGTGCTGCGTTCGATGTCGTCGGCTATAGAACCGAAGCCGTTCTGACGGTAGAGCTCGGCGAGTTTCTTCTGCGAGTCCGTCATCTCCGAGTTGCCCTGCGTGACGAGCTTCGAATATTCCTGCACGGAGAAGCCCATCTGGCGCAGCGTGGCCAGCTGCTCGTCGCCGAACTGCTTGAAGCCCGTGTTACCGGCGATCTGCTCGGCCATCTTCTTCAGCGAGTTCTCGCCGATCGCGTACGTCTGCTTCGATATCTCGTCAGTCGACTGGCCGGTCTTCTGCGCGAGGAGCTCCTGTGCCTGTGCGAGGGCTTTCGTCTGAGCGTTAGCGTCTGACGTGGAGAACAACTGCGAGGACATAGACTCGCCGGCCTTGTTAGTGGCTTTCGCGAACACATAGGCTGCGCTCCCGCCCTCCTCGAAGGCCTTCGTATCCTGCATCACCGATTGCGCGAGGTCGGCCTGGGCCTGCTGAAGCGCCTTGGCCTCGGCTCTAGCGGCTTCGGATCTCTTCGTCCAGGACTCCGTGACCTTCGCCAGGCCTGTGAAAAACAGGGATATGCCGGCTCCTGCGGCAAGCCCCTTGAGGGCACCCATGAGCCCCGAGGTGGCTTTCTCCGCGGTGCCCATCGCTCCGGCGGCTTGCCCCGCTCCGCCTGCTGCAGCCCCGGCTGCGGACTGCGAAGCCGCCGCCTGGCCCGCCGCCCTCTGGGATGCGGCAGCACCCCGAGCTGCCCCGGCGTTCTTGTAGAGGGCACCGGTCTGCTCGTTGACGGAGACCGTCGACAGCTTGTAGAGCTTGACCGTCTCCGCGAGGGCCGACAAGAGCGAGCGGATGGATGTGATGGGGTGCTGCATCGCTATCCCCATCGACCTCTGCGCCGTCGTCAACGCGTAGGCCCCGCCGAGCACAAGGGCCTGCTTGGCGTAGTACCCAGCCATAATCCCGCCAGCCGTCAGGAAGGCGCCGGCGAGCTTGGCCACCCACTGAGCGGCGGGGTTCTGCACGAGGTTCGTCAGGACCGTGACGAGACCCGTAAGGGATCCGAGCATGTCCCCGATCCCCGAGTTCGAGGATCTACCGATCTCAGCCTTCAGGTTCGCCCACGAGTTCTTCAGCATTTCTAGCTTGCCTGCCGTGGTGGAGGCGATCTGCTGGTACTGGTCGTTGAGCGTCTTCGAGTCGTTGTAGCCGGCCTCGGCGTCCTTCATCGTTTGTTCGAGTGTCTTGTGCGCCTCGGCGAGACGGAGAATCGTCGGCACATCGCGGGACGCTTTGATGCCGAGATCTTTGAGCACGCCAATGGCGCCCTGACCCTGGTTCTTGAGCCCGGCGATGAACTTAACGAAGATATCGCTGAACTTCGATGTGCCCCACGCGGACTGGACTTCCTGTGCGGAGACGCCTGCCACGCGCGCGAACAGGTTGAGCTCGTCCCCGCCGCCCCTGATGGCCTTCTGCATCTGGGTGAACATGCGAGTGATGACGCCCCGGGAGAGTTCGGGCGCGACGCCGATCGACGCCAGGGCGCCGGACAGGCCGACCACCTGGTATTCGGTCATGCCGGCGAACTTGCCCATGGCGGAGATCTGCGTAGACGTGTTGGCGATCTGGGATTCCGTCGCGGCCGAGTTGACGCCAACCTTCAGAATCGACGAGGCGATGTTGTCGAAGTTCTGGCCTGTCGTTCCCATGATCGTCTGGAATCGAGCGATCGTCTCGCCCGACTTGTCGAGCGAGAGATCAGTGGTGGCCGACAGTTTCGCGACGGTCTCGGTGAAGTCGGTGATGGATTCCTTGGCGACGCCCAGCTGTCCGCCGAGGGCGGCGATATTCGACAAATCCTTGAAGTTCGTCGTCGTGACGGAGGCGGCCATCTGTTCGAGTTTGCCGCGTAGTTCGTCTGCGGATTTCCCAGCGATGTCATTGGTACGTTTCACCTGTGCGAAGGCCGACTCGTATTCCATCGACTCTTTGACGACAGTGGTGAACGCGCCGATCGTATGCTTGGAAATGCTCTGCATAACGGCGGCTACGTCGTAGAGGGCGTAGCGCATGTTGGAGATGCGCGACTTCGCCTCTTCAGCCGCACGGCCGGCCCTATCGAAGCCCTCCCCGGCTTCTCGGCCGCCTCGACCGGCTCCGTCCAAGCCTTTGCCGATGTCGGCGCCGACGACCTTGCCCTTGATGTTGTCGAGGGCTTGTGCAATAGTGTTGATGGATTCCGCAGCCTCATGGAGTTCAGACGTACCCTGTACGTTGAACTCGATAGTCTGCTTGATATCAGGCATCACTCACCCCTGTTGTAGTAGTCCATCCTCGTGGGCAGGTCTCGCTCCGCGTAGTCTGGCATGTACGGTGTCATCACAGTATCTTTGCCCCACTTCTGCTTGTCCTCGTAAGGGGGCGGCTCGGTGGCGCGGTGTGTGCTGACCCAATCATGCATCATCCTTGCTTTAGTAGCATAGCATGTTCTATCTTCTGCGCGCCATGCTATATCGGGGTCCGTCGAATGACACAGCCAGATAGGATTACCGCACTTCTGACACGTTTCGTCTTTAACCGTCTTGTAAGCCAATACAAGCTTATAGTCCAATTCCGTCCAATGCCCGAAAGGGTCGGGCTGGTTATAAATGACGGCGGTGGGCCTCATGTGCAGGTCCACCGCCGTCCTAACCATCGATAGAGCGCCGCTCCCCCCTTTGTCTTGGAGGGCGTCTATCAGAAATCCACCGTCACCGCATTGTCGTAGTCGGCGGAAGCCCCGAGGAGGTTCATCGCCGCCACGAGCAGGCCAAGATACTGCTCGCCAGGCAGTGCGTTTAGGATCTTACGGATCTCCTCTGAATTGAACTTCCTCTCGTCCACATTGCCTTCGGCGTCCTCGATCTTGTACAGCGTCTTCGACAGAAGCGCCAAATAGGCCTCCGACACGCGCTTCGTCTTGTTCTTCGTCTTGTCTGCGCTTTCGATGCCGATCATCAGTTCTTCGCGCACATCGGCTGTCACCGACTGGAGGTGGAACGTCAGCTTGGAGGCGTCCCGCCTCTTCACCGCCTCCTTGATAACGTCGGCGTCGGCCTGCTCCTTGATGAGCCGCTCGACGTCCTGCACCGCCTCGGCGTCCAGGTACACGACCTTCTCTGCCTTCGGCGCCTTGGATCGAGACAACACCTCGAAAATGTCCATAGTTGAAATCCTCTCTGTTAGGCGTTAGGGTAACGTCGTAAACAAGAATAGCACAGGGCGGAGAGGAGACGCCCTGTGCTATTCGCTGAGGTGTGCGCTACGCCACCGTCACCTTGACGGTCACATTCGCACAAGCGGGGTGGCTGACGATGACATCCGCGCTACCCGCCTTCAGGCCAGTCACCACGCCGAGCGGGCTGACCGACACGGTAGAGGTGTCCTTCGACAGGTAGGAGCACACGGAGCGCGCCACATGGCCGTGGATCTTCGGCAGGATCGGACGGTGCTCGTTGAGGGACACCGTCAGGTTTTCCGCGTCGGTGATCGCCGTCGTGTTGTCCTTGAAGACGCCGTTGACGGCCAACTGGCCCTGCTGAAGGAACGACACCGTGTAACGGGTCGGGTTGTCGCCTTCCAGCGTGTTCTTGTACGTGGACTCGATCATGAGGAACGCGCAGTACCACTGACCGGCAGCGATGGGCTCGCGGCCCTTCAGGACACCGCGCACAACCAAAACAAGGTCGACGCGGGTCTTCTTGAACATGTTCCACGCCTTTGCGTAGATCGAGTTCGCGTCGTCGGGATTCGTCGGGTAGTACATGGTGAGGGAGCCCTCGTACTGTGCGGCACCACGGGAAGAAGACCCAGCCGCGTCGAGCAGGGACAGGGACGACTGTTCCTTCGACGCCTTCGCGGCGGGGATCGTCGTGTCATCCCAGTTGATCGCGTCACCGATAGCCACCGCAGAGTTCATTTCCTCCACAGTGATGGCATTGATGTCCTTCACGGACGCTTTGGGGAGGACCCAGACGTTGACGTGTTCGTTGGAGAGTACTTTCTTATCCATTATGCGGCCACCTTCTCGTTGAGGACGAATGCGCCGTTCTGAAGGAAGTTCGGCTCATACTTGATGAAGCCGTTCGACTCGTACCCGTCGACCGGGTAGTCGGTCTGGAAGCGGTAGATGCTGAACACATCTCCGACTTCGAACGGCTTGTTCGGGCGCTTGCCGATGCGCTCCACGATAAACAGCGTGATGTCCGGCTTCATCGTGATGTCGCGGATCATGTTGAACACGCCCTGGTCGTCCACGTTCTCATCCCGAAGCGCGGTGAACTTCCCCTCGTACTTGGCGAGGGTCGGGTTCTCCACCTCGGAGATGTCACAGATCGTTCGAGTGTTGTCCGTGTCCGGGTCGGTCTCGCCAAGAGAGTAGCCGTCCAGGATCGCACACGACACATTGAACACCAGGTTGCGCGGGTTGTCGGTCGCACTGAACTGTGCGTTGAGTTCCGCCGCCGTAGGATGCTGCCAATCAGCGAATGCCTCAGGAGCGGCGAAGAGAATAGTCACGTTGCCGCGAAGCATGCGAACTTCGTTAGCCACTGTGCTTCCCCCTTTTCTCGTTGTCGTTGTCAATGAAACAGTCGCTACAAGGCTCTTCCTCGGTTATCGGCACCAACGTCCCGAAGAACTGAGCGAAGTCATCCGGGTACGTGCCGACGTCCCCGGTGTTCATGTCTTTGTAGAGGCCCATATACACCATCCTATCAAATACGGTTTTTGAGGTTCGTGATAAAGGAGCAGTAGAGCTCGTAGCCGCACTGCACCACCTTGTGGTTAGTCCCCGCATAGTTCAAGCCCTGCCCACCATGGACCGTGATCCCGCCGCTGTTGTCCGGCTCGAAACCCACCAGGCCCCACAGGATACGCTCCCCGATCTCGCGGGCGTGCTGTGCGGTGAGTGCTCGCACATGGCACAGGAAGAACACCCGGTAGCCGTCGTTGAGTTGGGAGACGATGCTAGTCGCCTGGCTGATGTGCCCCGGAGTCCCAAACACGACGGCGATATACGGCATCTTCTGGCCTTCGTCGAAGTCCGGCAGCGCCACCTCTTCGACAACCCTCTGGGGTGGCACCTCGGAAAGCTCGCGGATCTTCGCCATAATGTCGTCGATGTATTTGGCCATGCGTCGCTACCTTCCCCACTTCCAAATGCGGCGAGTCTCCGTGTAGACCTCCTTGCGGGTCTTCTCGTCGAGCTTCACCTGCTTCGCAACCTTGTCCAGGGCCTTCATGCCCCACACTCTATCATCGCCGTACTCCTGGCCGAGGATGTAGTCGTGGTCCCAGCCGCCGTCGAACTTGTTGGATCCCTCAATCCAGCCGTATTCGACCGTCACGTTGTCCGGCACGACGACGCTTACGCTGTCGTGCATGTGGCTCGTCCAGATACGGCCGATCTTCCCCGGAACCAGAGCGGACGGCGTCTTCTCGATCGTATCCTGCAAAGCCGGCGGGATCTCCTCGGAGATCTTATCGATGACGTTGGCGAATAGGTCGTATTCTCTGAAGTCCTGGATGCGCTTAGCGTACTTCGTGAACTTGTTGGCGCCGATCTTTGTGCGAATCTTCATACCTACACCTCGGCTTTGTTCATCGGGGTGTTGCAGATGATGGTCCGCTCGAACGACTGCGAAGCGTCGATCACAGCCGCCACCGTCATCAGGTAGCCGACCATGTGCGGGGTGTCCTGGGTCTTCGTCACTTTGACGCGTGCAGCCATCGGAATGTTAAGCGACATCGTCGAACGGGGTAGTTGTACGCGCACACGGTTAGTCGTCTGGGGCGCGATCTGGTCGTTCGCTACCTCAGGTTGGCGTATCGGCTGTATACGCGCTTTCCCAGAATATATGACTGAGCCATAATCATAGCTGTCAGTCTTAGCGTCGTATTTGATGTTCTTGCCATCATAGATCGTCACCTCATCCACCATGTAGCGCTCGACTCGTTTTGCCGCCATCGCCAGGCGGCCCTCAGAGATACCGGCCAAGGAACTCCCTCGCTCTCTCGAACACGTCGTCGCCCTTCATCGGGACGAGAACGAGCCCCTCGCCGTTCTCCAAGGCATCCCCCTGTGCGTCGTATTTATCAGCCAGGGCGAGCAGAGCCTCAATGTTCTTGTCCCCGCCAGACAGCGTGAAGTCGTCCGCTTTGACGTTCTCGACCCCACCCTCCGACACGAGCTTCGCCGCGTAGGCGCGCAGAGCGGCGGCCGCAGCCTTGAACACATTCGTGTACAGTGCGCACAGCCGTTCGAGCAACTTAGCGTCCAGGTCGACACCGGGCAGGAACAGCTTCAGCTCATCCACGGTTATCTTCGGCTTGTCGGGCACAGCAGCTCCTTTCCACTGCAGGAAACCCCGCCCCTTGTGAGGGCGGGGTTTCCATCCTTGTCGGGTATCGTTATCAGGCGCCCGCACCGCTGGAGGCCAGGGTGCCCTCCGGGGCGATGAAAGCGGACTTGACGAGGTGACGGATCTTCGTCCTGTAGGCGTCGTTCTCGAACGAGCCCTCCAGTTCGGAGCTGTTCGTGGTCTTCTCGACGAAGATCTTCGGCCCGGTCTCGCCCTCCAGGAACACGTTGACGATGTTCTTGCGGGGCATCGTGCCCTTCGGAGGCAGGAGGAACCAGCACTTGTCGGCGTAATCGCCGGCGATGAGCGCGAGCTCGGGGACCTCGTAGACGTTCGCAACCTTCCCGGACACCGTATTGCCCATCACCTGGGTCTCGGTGCCGTTCTGGCGGCGGATCTCGACGACCTTCATGATCTGCTCCGCGCGGCTCGCCAGAGCCGGGGGCACGATCAGGTTGAACTTCGTCGGCATGATGATTCGCTTGCCGTTGTACTTGGTGATCGCCAGCTGTGCGAAAGCCTTCTCCAGCGCTTCGATGCTCAGCTCGGGGTTGCCGGCCAAGACGTTCTTGTTCGCCGCCTTGAAGTTGGTCGTGTTGAGTCCCGTCGGCTGGACGAGCTGCAGAGCCGCCTCGATGGACTCCTGGTTGGCAGCGCGACGGCCGAGCTCCTTCGTGATCCGGGGGATCAGGTTCCAGTCGGCTCCGTAGCGCTTCAGGGTCTCCCAGGAGAGCGGGATCTGGACGCCGGCCTTGGCGAGCTTCAGCTTGAACTGCTCCGCCTTCAGGCCGAGGATCGGGTACTCGCCGAGCTCTCCGACTGCGGGCAGCCCTTGTGCGACGTAGCCCTTGCCGTCCTTGCGGACGGGAACGTTGTCGTCGGTGAAGTCGAAGCTGAAGTAGGGCACGGTCTCGAAATCGGGGGTTTCGAGGGTGTCGGCCCACTCGCGCCAGTTGGACGGAACCTGCTCGTATTCGCCCTGCATGATCTTGTTCATGGTGGGGCCGAGGTTGACCGGCAGGTCCGACGTGGTGATGGCCTCGCTCAGGTCCTTGCGGGCCGAGTTGCGCACACGGATGTCGTCCGCGTGGAGGGCCCTGTGCAGCAGGATACCCGCTTTGTAGGCTTCCCTCTTGTTGATCGCCATGTAGATATCCTCCTTAGAGCCAAGCCTGGGTGAGCTTGACGGCGTACTTGGTAGATGTGCTCGACAGCGGGTTGAGCACGAAGCCGACGACGATCTTGCCCTTTGGGTCGGCCGCGATTTCGGGCTTGGCCGCCTTGCCGGATTCGGTGGCTCCGTCGATCGTGACGATGTCCCCGACCTTGACGGATCCATCCAGCCCGAGGTGTGCGATGCCTTCGAATGCGAGCGTCGAATAGAAGTTGTTGTCTTCCTTGGGCGTGGCAGAGGTGAGGGCGACGGCCCCGACCTTGCCGACGGCGACGACGTCGCCCGACTTGACGGCGGCGTCGACCTGGACTTCGTAGGTGTCCCCGCCCTTGACGTGATTCTGTGCCATGCGGTAGTCTCCTTACCAGGTCAGCTTGGCGAATTCGGCTTCGAAGTCGTCGGCGCTCTTACCGGAGGGCACGTGCTCGGGGGCGAAGCCGCCCGACAGGCTCTCTCGGATGGACTCGACGAGCTTGGTTTCGCGGTCCATGATCGTCTTGGCGTCATAGCCGCGAGCGATGGCCTCGGCGACCCGCACACGGGAAACCTCGGGAAGGTCGGAGTCGGCGAGAGCAAGGATGGCCTCCTTAGCCTTCTTGGCCTTGTCCTCTTCTTCCTCCTTGGCCTTCTTGGCATCCTCTTCGTCCTCTTCGTCCTTCTTCTTGGCCTTATCGGCGAGAGCTTCGACGAGAGCGGAGAGTTTAGTGTCCAGGGCCTCCAGGGCCTCCTTGAACTCTTTGTCCATTCTCTTCCTTTCGGAATTGTGTTTGTTGCTACCGTCCATAATAGCATTTCCGTTTTTGAATGATTCCAGAGCCTCGACTAGGCGACCTCCGGCGCCCGGAACTGTGACGAAATCCACGGAATTAACGGGAGACGGTATGAATGACTCTATCACAGGAGGAACGTCTTCGGCCATGACCACGTCGTCGGTCTGCGCCAATTGGGCACCACAGTGAATGGACACACCGATGATATCCGACACCTGTTCAATAAACGGCGCCCATTGCTCCAGCACTTCGATCGTGGCATACATCCCAGGTTCGGGGCTGTCACTCCAATAGGGTGTTTCAGCGATCACGGCGGCAAGTTTCGTCAGAGTCCCTTCGGGACGGTCCCATTGTTCTGACTCAGATGCATGATCGATATACATATGCGTCCCAATCGGGAAGGCCTCAGCGAAGCTGCCCTGGAGCGCCTCTTTGGTGTATATACCAGTCGACCCCGACCCCTCGGCGATGAGACGCACAAGCCACTTACGGGTGCCTTTAATAGGTTTGAGAACACTGGTGGTCGTGCTCTCTTTGATTTCAGTCTTCATCTTCGGTATCTCCTTGGTTGAAACCGCCGGGGACGGCGCCCTGGTTGCCTTGGCGAGCCACAGGATCGCGCACAGAATCACCGTCGTCCCCACCGGATACATTACCACTCTTCAAAAAATCATTCGGCTCCGGGAGCTCGTCGCCGTGGATATCGGGCACAGCGAGCAGATTGAGCACAGCCTGACGGTACTCGTCCTGGTGGATAGCCCCGGTGGACATGGACGTAGCAAGCGACTGCAAAGCCCTATACGTGGGGTCCTGCTCGATCGACGGGAACTTGATGTCTACGTCCCTCACCGACGGGTCCACGTCCATCATCACCTGCTTGAAGAAATCCCTCCATTTGCGCTGCTCCAGCTTGAAGCCGTTGATCGTAGGCCTGTCCAGCGTCGTCGCAGCGCCGTAGGAACCGCCCGTCGCACCGGGCGACGACAACAGCGCGATGACCGGGATGCCGAAGCTCGCCGCCACGAGAGCGGCCAAAGGCTGGCCGTTCCCATAGTTGACCTGTGCGCTCGGGACGCCCACACCAGCAAGAGACTGATTAGGCCCCAAACTCGCCGTGGCTCCGACCACGTCGCCGCGATTCGAGATCTCTACAGCCGACTGTCGCTTGCCCTGGTTGTTGCTGTTGACAATAGCCCAAGCGATCTTCGACAACGCCTTAGACAGCCTAGCGCTATCCCGCAAGTAGCCCGAGTAGGCGACGCTCCACAGGGCAGCCGCTAGGGAATCAGGTGCACCGAATGCATGTCCGGCGTGCCTGCCCGATGACAGGATGTACACGACGTAGTTGCCGTTCACCTCGTAAGCTGTGTTCGGTGGCTTCCTCAACCGCTGCACCCCGCGCCTGTACTCGGCCGTCGGGAACCACTGACTAATAGTGTTCTGCCCATCCGGGGTCCATGTGCGACGCACATACTTCACGACGGACGAATCGAACGAATCCCGGACGATTTCCTCGATCTCCTCCACAGGCACCAGCGTCAGCTTGTCGGTGTGCACTTCACGGAACAGGAACACATTCCCCGCACAGAACCGCTCCAGGTTCAGGCTCTCCATCGCAGAAGCGGAGAACAGTGTCCTCTGCGCCGACTCCGACTTGATGAACTTATCCAGCTTCGAAGAGGTGTCGCTGAACACCAAGTCGTCGCCGAAGATGTAGCTGGTCCTCAGCTGTGCGCCACGCTTATGCAGCGGGTGGTCGCGTGCCATGTCCCGGAGGCCGCGCACAACCTCGTGGATGAAAGCCAGCGTCAGCCCCTTGTCGTCGGCGTAGCTCACCCAGTTGGCGCCCTCGTCCAGGAGGTAGGACCTCTGCGCCTCGTTGATGAACGCGATACCCTCGTCGCTAAACGAGTATGCGTTGGAATCCAAAAGTCTCCCCCATTTCGTGTAGGTAGTCGTCTTCATCGCCGTCCATCATGTCCCCCGCGTCGGAGAACACGGTCTCCTGTTGGATGGCATCCCGTATGTTCTGGTCCGTTATCGCAGCGTACACCGCTGCGTCGGCCAAGTCAGGGGACTTGCCGACGTCCCTCTTCAGCTTGTCCTTCGAGTCCAGGACGAGCCCGCCCGACATCGTATTATACGAGTACCCGACGGACAATAGCTCGTCGTGTAAGTCGATGTCCAGCGGGTCCAGGTCCAGTTCCCCCGTGCGACACCGGTACCTGAACGAGTCCCACATGTAGGAGCGGTAGTTGTGCCACCGCCCCCTGTCGGGGCTCGACATGGAGCCCCGCACAGCCAAAATGTCGTATGTGCGGTTAGCATATGAGTTGAGGATGTCGAACATCCCGCCTCCGATCCCGTCGCAGTCGATCGCCACGGCGTGAGCGCCTTCTCGGAGAGCCAGGTCGTGCACCCGCTGTGCGCTGTGCACCAGGTCCGTCTTCGCCCACGAGTCCACGAAGCGCACAACCCCGTTGACGCACAGGTACACCACCGATCGGTCCGCCCCGAAGCGCGCTACGTCGACGCCGAGCACCGGCCGTCCGATCTGCTCCCTCTCAGTGAGACACGCCGTTTCAACATCGCCCGGGAGGATCAGCGAGTCCTCGATGTCGAACGCGAACTCACCCAGCACGCGAGCCTTGAACCGCGCGCTGTCTTCTCCGTACTCCTGCTTCTTCTGCTCCACATAGGACGGCCCGGTGAGCTTCTGCAGCACGTTGGGGGGCATGGGCTCACCAGTGAAATTCGGGCTCTCCAGGACGGAAATGGACATGCGCTTCCAGTTCTCCATCTCCTCCTTGAAGATCTTCCCCAGGTAGCTCATCGGGTCCGTGGGGTTCGCGATCAGAACACGCCGAGACGCCTCGTTCGTCGTGATGTTCGCCAGGGCGTCGATCAGCTCCCCCGACAGCCCGCATGCCTCGTCGCCGATCGCCAGCACGTCGCCGTGGATGCCCTGGAAGGAGTTGCCGCCCAGGTTGTCCGGCGGCTTCCTACCGCGCCCCAGCGGGAGCTTAGTCACGTCATCCTTCCACTGCACATCCATCGTGATGCGCCCTGGGAGCTTGTGGTCAACCAGTCCTTCTTCGAAGCGCCGCTCCACGATATCCTTCAGCTGCATCACTTCGCGCCACAACACGTCCTGTACCTGAGCCATCGACGGCGCCGTAGATATCACATAACAATGGGGGTAGCGGGTATCGACCCACCAGCATATGAGAACAGCCATCAGCCGGGACTTCCCCACGCCATGGCCAGCCTTCACGGCCGTCGAGTTGTTCTCCACCACGGCCCTGGCGATCTCCCGCTGCTTGCTCCACAGGGTGCCTTCATCCGTGCCCAGCATGTATTGAGCCCAGCCCACGGGGTCGGACTTGAAGCTGTCCTGCCTCCTGTGCGCTTTGACAGTGGCGATGGCGCTGTCAATCGCGCTAGCTTTGATCAGCATGTGCCTCCTTCAACGCCTGATAGAAGACCTCGTCCATCGCCTCCGGGTCGAGGATTTGGTTATTGGTGTAGGCATTGGAGATGTGAATGCGCACACGCTCCCACGCGTCCTCCACCAGGTCGAGGATCAGCCGGGTCTGTTGCTTCGTCACCCGGGCCTCTTCCTCGTCGTTGTATTCCTTCACCTTATCCAAGCGGTCCCCGAGCTGTTTAAGCACGCTGTTGACCGCCTCGATGTGCCGGGCGGCTATCTCGTCCGACTCGAAGCACTTCTCCAGGAAGTTGAAGGCGCGCGTCTTCAAATCATACATGTCGGCGATCAACATCTGTTGGCGTTCGAGGTTCGTCCACACGTCGTTGCGCTTCAACATGGCGCGCACACGAGCCAGGCAGGTCTCAGCCGGCAGGCCGAGCTCCTCGGACATCTCGGATGGGCTTGCCCCCGCCTGTGCGAGGGTGAGCAGCCGCCTGTCGTCCATAGCCAGCTCGCCGGTCGACTTCTGGATAGCGAAGCGATCCCGGTCATTCTTCACCAGCTCTTTGGCCGCAGCTTTAGTCTGTGCGGGGTCCGGCTTCTTTTTCTTGCTTTGTTTCTTAGGTGCGGCCATCACAACCCCCTGTACCGGATCACCACCGGCGCCTCAAGCGGATCGCACACCTTCACGGTAGGCCGCTCGTCCGCGGCATGAACAGTCACGCAGAACGTGCCGCCTTCGGTGTTCAGAGACGTGACCTTCGTCTCTGCTGCATCGGCGAACACCGTCAGGTACACGGCCTTCATTCCCTTGGCCAGCGCAACGTCCAGGTCGAGGTTGGGTAGCGTGCCGCTAAGCGTCGCAATCGACCCGTTAGCAGTGGCTAAGCGGCTCGTTTGAACGTCGATTCTCATGAAACTCCCTCTCTAGTCAGGCTTAAGAGGAATGTTACCACGCTGTAGCAGTGAGGTTGCGCACACAGCAGACCCCGCCGGGGCATAGCGCTCACCCGGCGGGGTCCTGAGAGAAAGGAGCTTACCTGAACACCTTAACATACTTCTGCAGGCGGCGTCTAGGCCCCGCCATATGGTCGTACAACAGCACCCAGCGGTCGTCCAGCGTGGGGGCCCATGTGATGCTGTCCTGCGCTGTGATCGGCTGTATCTCGTCGTCCACATTTAGGACGGACACGTAAGCGTCCAGCCTGAACGGCAGCCTGTCCAGGTCGTGGGCTGTAATGAACGCCTGGAACGTCTCGTGCCCGCCGATCACCCACGCTTCGTCCCTGCCATCTGCAAGGGTCTGCTCTATCGCCGCATACGGGCTCGCCACTGCCTTGATGGATTTGGTTGACTTCATCGTCCGACTCAGCACGATGTTCGTCCTGTTGGGCAGCTTCTTGTTGCGTTGAGGCAGGGATTGTCGGGTCTTCCGGCCCATTACCACGGTCTTACCGGTCGTCATGTCCTTGAAATGCTGCAGGTCCCCTCTGTCGTGCCACGGCAGCTCCCCGTTGACCCCTATGATCCCGGACGTGGACTGCGCCCAGATGAAATGCACGTGAAACATTGTGTCTCTCCTCTCGTGTGCGGCGTATTGGCTTATAGGTGATTCTACCGGCTGTGCGGGGTGCGTGCAAACTTGACATCCCGCAGTGTTCGGGTTACAGTCGGGTTGTAGCACTGCCAGACTAGAGAAAGGATGTCACATGCTTCTTTACTTCATCGCCGTCCCCGTCGCATTTCTCGTCGCACAGGGGTTCTGGACCCTCATCGCCTACATCGTCACGTGGTGCGGCTTCCCCAAGGCCGGCGCCGTCGTCTTCTGGGTCTCCCTCGCCTTAACGTCCCTCGGCGCGATCTCCGCCCTCGCCGCCTTCGCATGGACCCAGCACCAGCTCAACCTCATCGCGGCTTGACAGGTATAGTGCATGGTGTGTACAGTAACAGTGTTCTGAAAAACGATATGAGAGGGGGTGTTACGCATGTTCAACCTCGGTTGGGGGACGTACGGGCGCATGGTCGCCGGATGGTTCGGCTTCGCCCACAAGTTCGGTCGCATGTGGATCTGGTAACCCATAGAAACGAAGAGGACCCCGCTCTTGCGAGTGGGGTCCTCTTCGTTTCTACGTTGTTCGTTAGGTCACTTATTAGGTGTCGTCGCCAGGAATGGCACCACCTTGTGCAGGAAGCGATCCACAGGCTTCGTGTTGAGTAGCCACTGTGCGCACACAGTAACCAGCCCCCACACGGTCGCCGTGATCGTGTCCGCCAGGTCGGCGGGCAGCGTCAGCCCGACCTTGGCGCACCATGCAGCCAGCACGCCCACCAGGGACACCACGAACGTCCGGATGATCGACCGCGCCTTGTGCTGTATCTGCGTCGGCACGAGCTCGTCGAAGTGGTAGGCGTTCTTCCTGTTCGGGTCCGCCAGGCCGCCGTCCCCCTGCGGCAGTCCGCCCGTCTCCACGGTGTGCGCAGCGGCGGCGAAGGCCGCTGCCTTCTGCTCGTCCGTCAGCGTCGGCGTGTCCAGGTGCTTGGGTCCTGTAGTGGCGGGCGTTTCTTGAGTCGTCACTTATCCCCCTTCTTCTGTGCAAGCGTGTTCTGAATGTCGTTCAGCTTGTTGATCGTCTCCTCAAGCGCAGCGTGGGAGGCCGCCGGGTAGCCGAAGCCGTAGCCCGGCACCGTCAGGTCGGTGGCGATCCTGTTCACAGTCGCCGTCATCGACTCCACAGCCTGCGTCAGGTTGGCCGCAATCTCCTTCAGCTCCGCGATGGAGTTCTGCGTCGCCTGGGGGTAGCCGAAGCCCTGGCTCGGCACCTTGATGTTCTCGTACAGCCAGCTGAGCATGTTGTGCTCGTCGGGTGTCAAATCGTCTCCTCGGGTAGTGTTGCCATCTTGGTTGTCTGTTGCATCGCCGATATATCGCTTGACGATGATGATCGTCGCAGAGCCCGTCAAGGACCGGTCCGACAGCGAGTGCAGCCTCGGTCCCCTGCCCGGGCCTCCGTGCCCCCACGTGTACATGCCCCCGGCGTAGAGCTCCACGTGGCTTATCCGCCCCGCGAAGGCACCCGAGTGCCAGCCCATGCAGATGATGTCGGCCGGTTTCAGGTCGCTTAGGGGCAGGTCCCTCCATGAGGTAGCCGACGCCACCGTGTACGCGTCGGGGTCCGACGCTATATTGAAACTCCGCTCGCCTATGGTTATGTTGGCGCACTGCCTGTAGGCCTGCGCTATCGTGCTGGAGCAGTCGCCCCATCCGTAGCGCTCCGGGTCTTTGCGGCGGTAGTCGTTCGTGTAGCCGAAGTCACCGTCGTGCTTCGCCATCCACGCCACTATGGCGTTGCGCTGCACGTCAGCCTGCGTCATCCGTCTCCTTTCCGTTAATGAGAAGAGCCTTCACCTCAGTATACGGTACAAAGGAGTTGCGGTCAGGGCGTGGGCTGTGCGCCGGAATTTTACGGTTGTGTCTGAAGTCGTAGCCCTCGCCCTGCTCTAGGCGCACGGGGGTGGAGTCCAGGCGCGGAAGGCGGAACTCCACCCATCCGTCGTCCACGTGGCGCACAGCATCAGGGTAGCCGCGCAGAAGCGGGCCGTCGTTGCCCGGCACGGTGCGCCACGCCGCGTCGATTAGGGACTGCAGCGCATCCAGTTGCGCGTTGAACTCCTCGATCTCGCCGTTCGCCTCGCCCCGCGATATCGCCGCCCCGTCCCGCGTCGGGAACGGCGGGTTGAAGCCGCACAGAGAACGGGCTGCAGGCCGGTAGCGCTCCTCGAAGATTCGGGCGCTCCGGTTATCCAGGGGCATCTTCCCCGGCTCTCGCTTCGTGTAGGCCGTGTAAGCGTCCTCCGCTGCATACGTTAAACTCTCTGTTCTGTCGTGGTAGCTCTCTTCCATGCCTAGAACCATACCACCCCCTGAGGCGGGTAGCCCGTCGCGTGCAGGGCCAGCGGG